TGTTCTTTGGGTTAGCTGAGGAATTGACAAAGGCATATTACGTACTTGCTCAGGTGTTAAGAACTGCTTGCTTTCAATGCGTGACCGTTGTTGGCCTAGGATACGCCGCATCTTATTAATCTCAGCCTTAGCTTCCTCAGGAGCAAGACCTTGTTGTAGCCTTGTTACAGACTGAGTGATTGCTCGACCTTCAGCATCCGACAATGCACCTAAGCCTTTCATTTGTGGAATTGCGTTGAGGAAGGCACTACCTTTGACCTGCTCAAGTAACGATGCGGCACCAAACGCAGGTGATCCCGGAATAGAACTTAATTGTGCTCCTCCAAAGCCAAAGGCATTTTGGAAGCCCGGATGTCCTGCGAGATCCGCAAGCTGTGTATCGAACATATCCAAGGCCATGATTTGACCCGGAGCCGCTAGTTTATCTTTAGTAACTGCTTCAGTAGTCACTTCAGCTTCTGTTACAGCCGCCTTGGCTTCTGGTGTTTGAGCCGGTGGAATGCCTTTGGCAATACTTCCCACTTCTTGTGTTGGATCAACAGGATTCAAGACAACATAACGATCGCCTGCGTCTTTGATTGCAGTTGCACGTTTAACTTTTAAGTAGTTTGCACGAGCGTCATCATTTGGTAAGTTAGTAAAATATTCATACTCTTGGATTGCCGCAGGAATACTCTTGTTACCAATGGCTTCAGGATTAGGAACTAATGGCCCTGTTCCTGCTAAAAACGCTTGAACACTCTCAGGAGTTGCTTTGAGTTGAATCTCCGCCAACTGCATTGGTGTGAATTTATTTCGTTCTTGAAGTTGCTCAAGACGTTCCTGAGCAATCTGCATATCCAACTGATATTTTTGTTGGTCTTGTTCAAACTTCTGCATCTCACGTTGCTTGTCCAAAGCCAAGAAGCGTGTCTTAAGTGCTTCATTGGACATATTCTGAACAACGTCCTGAGGTTGCCCAAGGGCTGAGAAACGATTTGACATTATGTCAAGTTCATTGGCACGTTTATTTAGCATTTGCACTTCATCGAGGGGAGCCATGCCACGCTCTGCGGCTTCTTTCTCTACCTCAGCACCAAACTCATTGAAGTTCTGCATGACCTCTTGAGCTTCCTGAGCCTGTTCCATCTCTTTACTAGGGCCGCCAAAGAGCCTTCCTAAGGCCACTCCTAAGGACGCACCGGCTAACTGGTAGGGGTCTCTAGCTGACCTTGTGATAAACGCTTGTTGACGATTAAGTTGCTCCTGAGCGACCTGCTGAGGAGTCTTCATGCCGAATAGACTGTATACTGTATCTGCTTTAGCCATACATCGCTCCTCCTAGGAGTGAGCCAAAGAACCCGGCAGACTGTCCTCGTGATTGTTGCTGTAGTTGTGCTTGAGAAAGCATTGGAGCAAGCTCAAGATTAGCCGCTGAGAGTTCTGCGGCACTACGAGCTTGTTCTGCAGTGAGACCCATGCCCATAAGAGTATTCTCAACCTCTGTTAAGTTAAGTCCTGCACCTAATTGTTGTAGCCCCATTCCAAGTAGAGCTTGTTGTTCACCAAGAGCTTGTTGTCTAGAACCTGCCGCAACCTGTGCAAGAGTTTGCTGTTGTGCTCTACCAAGACCAAGTGCATCAGGCTGTACCATACCAGATCCTGCACCTAGTCCCTGTGATTCTCCTGCAAGACGTAGTCCTAATCTACCACCACCAAACAAAGAAGACTGTAACTGTTGTGCTTGTTGTTCAAACGCAGGCTGTAGTAGCGTTGCTTGCTCTGCAAAAACTTCTTCACCTCTACGTGCAACATCAAAATCACCTGCCGCTTGTAATAACCCGCTTGCACCTGAGGTTGCCTGAGTTAATAACTGTTGTAGTGGGCCAGATAATTGAGTAGTATACTGTCCTGTGGTAGGATCATAAGCAGTTTCACCTGCACTTGTACGTACTGTATACGGCTGAAAACGAACATCACCTGCACGTTGCCTAGCAAGACTTACCGCTTGAGCCGCAGTGCCTTCACCGCCTGATCCAAATAAGCCTTTAAATAGACCGCCTAACATTGATATTCTCCTGTTTTAATTAAACCTTAATCAAGCAGTACGCTTCCACATATATACGACGATATATGGTTGTAAGTTGTTGTGCGCTTGTCCACCACCAGTTGATCCTGAAGTTCCTGTAACATCATTACCCACAGTTGTGCCAGAGTCAAAAGAGTTATTCTGACTTCCTGAGTTAGGAACTGAGTGTGTATGTGCCGGTATTTCATCAACTGTTAATGTGTGTGTTTTTGCACCGCCTGTTTCCTCTACTGTATCAAAAGCAGTATCTGTTGCATCAATACCCACAGGAACTCTACCGGCTCCAAATGCTACCCAAGTACCAAATCCTATTAATGTTGCAGGATTTGTAGAGCTTGTAGCATTCATGTAAATAGAACCTACAGGATACAAAGATTGTAAATTAACATTGCTTACAGCCGTATCAACATAAGCAGTGGTTGCAAGTTTAGTTGAGTTATTTGATTGAGATTGAGTAACTGCTAGTGTACCTGTTGGTAAACTAGGAGTACCTGTGAACGTAGGTGAGTTAAGGTTTGCCTTAGTTGCTACAGCAGTTTCAATCGCTTCAAACTCATCGTCAATCTCTGTACCCTTGACAATTTTTGCGGCATTACCAGTAGGTAGAGTGTCCTTACTGGCAAAGTCTGTAAGTTTAGTATAATCAGTCATTAGAAGACCCTACCTTGTTTAATAAATATATCCAGTTTCTGAAGGGACAATTCTGCCCCATTAATATTTGCTTCAAAACCAATCTGAAGCACACTGCCAGTGCCTCCAGTAGAAGACCTAACAACTTCTACAAGTGTTCCTGTTTCATACTCAGCAATGTTGTACTCAGCAGTACCGTACTCTGACACACTTTTATTTGCAAGAACTGAAGGGTACGACTGATAACTGTCTGAGTAGTCAAACCCGGCTTTTAATACAAAGTCTTGCCCTGTACCGCCAATAAGCGTTGTAGCAAGACGCTTCAGAATTTTAAACTGGCTCGCACTACCAAAGTCAAAGTATGTTGTAAAATACTTCATACGATAAAGGCTAGTATTATCTTGGTGCGTAGCGTAATCTGCAATGCCGTTTGTTTGTGAAAAGTACACAGCATTGGGCAACGACAGCATATTGGTTTGCGTTTGGTTATCCCAAATGGTTACCCTAAGAGTTCCATTAGGTAGAGGTGCTCGTGTGTCAAAGCAGTAAATACGTTGAAACGATGGAAACAATAACAAGTAAAATGCATTGTCTTCTGAGTAGACAGACTTAATGTCAGCCTCAGTTTCTGACTGTGTCAACTGTACAATGTCATCACGCACATTTGCAGACAAGTCTCGCATTGGTAGTGACTTTTCTTGAATGACTCGCCCAAGGCTTCTTAGGCCATCTTCAGACAAGAAGAAAATATCAAGACCAGTGTTTTGAATGCTGTCACGAGCAACACAACCAACACGACTGATGACCTCAATCAATCGCATAGTTGCAGGATCAAAAGAAGCACCACCTGTGTTATCGTCAAAGATCACAATGTTCTGCTTACAGAATACAATAAACTGACCGTTCTGAGCACCTAGCCCTACAATCTCATCAGTGCCTTTGACTAAGATAGACTCAAGATTAATACTACCTGCAGAGCCTGTACCCCAATCACTACCAGATAGTAGGTCTGAGAACGATACAGTCATCTTGTCTGTGGTTGTATCAGCAACCCACAAGCGTCCATAAGCAGACAGTACAGTGTTCCCTTGTGGAACTGTACCTGAGTAATCAGACTCGTCTTCAATGTCTGTGATTGTACCGCCTACTGGATCGTAGACCATTGGCTTGTAACCAGACTGAAAAAAGTATGCTTTGTCGTTAAGCGTAGCACACTGCCAGTTACCAGTAGTTAATGTGTTGTCTGTTGTAGGTGTAATTTCTGTAAGTGTACCGACACCAGTATAGAACGCTGTGTCAGACCATGAGATAATTGTTTCAGTACCAGTAATGTCAATAAACCGATGCATACCCACAAGGTCAACATCAGAGCTACCACTGGTTAAATAACGCCAACCCTTACGCGCACCTAAGCGTCCATACTTGTCAATGATGCAGTTATCAGCAACAAGCGCAAAGCCATCCTGAAGGGTTACTGAGGACTCCTGCGTGTTGAGTCCAAAGAACCCCGGTGCGGCAATACTTGCTGACTGTAATGGTTTAGCCATTTAAACAACCCATTCTAGTTCTTCAGTGTGCCGTTGTGCATCCTGAGCAATTGCATCGTTAAGTACACGAGCCGCTGTAGCGTATGCTGATGTAGACGACATACCTGCATCTTCACCTCGTTCTTCAACAGCCTTAGCATACGCAAGTAACAATACAGGCTGAGAAGGAACTGTCAAAGTGTCACTATTGTTAGTCAGATCACCAGTTCTTTGGATAATGTTAAAGTAAATCGTATAAGTATTATCTGGCTTAGGATAGACATCCACTAAAGTATCACCATCAGCAGACACACCATTGAAGTTATAGTAACGAGGAATCCCTGAGGTTGGTGTTTGGTTTAAATAAAACTGGTTAAAGTCATGTTGAGTACGATACTCCATAAAGTAGTTACCATCTTCACTCACAACATCCATGACACTAAAATTATTTCCAGTGTTGTTAAGCTCATAGTTAAAAATACCTGAGGATGTCGTTAGTGTTAAAGTATTCCTAAGAGCACTCCAGTTCCAAGCGTTTTCAACCTCAGACTTAGCGTCGTTTACAAGAACACCAATAAGTTCTGAGTATGTTGACTCAGATACTGAATTGACTGTACGCTCTCGTAAGCGTTTCAAAACATTATTGACAAGTTCTAAATATGTCATGAGAATACCTTAGA